CTGATACATTTAATAACTTCAACAGTTCCTGTATCAATTCACTTGATGGCTTGACCGTACTTAATGATTCTACTGATACTTCATCTGATACATTTAATAACTTTAATAGTTCCTTTATCAATGCACTAGATGATTTAACAGAACTTAATGATTCTACTGATACTTCATCTGATACATTTAATAACTTTAATAATTCCTGTATCAACTCACTTGATGACTTGATCGTACTCAATGATTCAGTAGATACCTCATCCGATACATTTAATAACTTTAATAGTTCCTGTATCAATGCACTTGATGACTTGACAGAACTCAACGATTCTACTGATACTTCATCCGATACATTTAATAACTTTAATAGTTCCTGTATCAACTCACTTGATGACTTGACAGAACTCAATGATTCTACTGATACTTCATCCGATACATTTAATAACTTTAATAATTCCTGTATCAATGCACTAGATGATTTAACATCACTTAATGATTCAGTAGATACCTCATCTGATACATTTAGTAACTTTAATAGTTCCTGTATCAACTCACTTGATGACTTGACAGAACTCAATGATTCTACTGATACTTCATCCGATACATTTAATAACTTTAATAATTCCTGTATCAATTCACTTGACGATTTAACAGCACTTAATGATTCTACTGAAGTTTCATCTGATACATTTAATAACTTTAATAGTTCCTGTATCAATTCACTTGACGATTTAACAGCACTTAATGATTCTACTGAAGTTTCATCTGATACATTTAATAACTTCAATAGTTCCTGTATCAACTCACCAGATGACTTGACAGAACTTAATGATTCTACTGAAGTTTCATCCGATACATTTAATAACTTCAATAGTTCCTGTATCAATTCACTTGATGACTTGACAGAACTTAATGATTCTACTGAAGTTTCATCCGATACATTTAATAACTTTAATAGTTCCTGTATCAACTCACTAGATGATTTAACAGAACTTAATGATTCTACTGACACCTCATCCGATACATTTAATAACTTCAATAGTTCCTGTATCAACTCACTTGATGACTTGACAGAACTTAATGATTCTACTGAAGTTTCATCTGATACATTTAATAACTTTAATAGTTCCTGTATCAACTCACTAGATGATTTAACAGAACTTAATGATTCTACTGACACCTCATCCGATACATTTAACAACTTCAATAGTTCCTGTATCAATTCACTAGATGATTTGACAGAACTTAATGATTCTACTGAAGTTTCATCCGATACATTTAATAACTTTAATAGTTCCTGTATCAATGCACCAGATGACTTGACAGAACTTAATGATTCTACTGAAGTTTCATCCGATACATTTAATAACTTTAATAGTTCCTGTATCAACTCACTAGATGATTTAACAGAACTTAATGATTCGGTACTTTTATCTGAGGAAGACATCCTTAATAAAGAATCTTCTGTAAATATGTCTGACGATATTAAAGATAATATGTTTTTATTAAATACATCATCAGATTCTAATATATGTAATATATCACTTATATCTATAGTTGATGATTCTAATATACTTAATATATCACCTGTATCTATAGTTGATGATTCTAATATATGTAATATATCACCTGTATCTATAGTTGATGATTCTAATATACTTAATATATCACTTATATCTATAGTTGATGATTCTAATATATGTAATATATCACCTGTATCTATAGTTGATGATTCTAATATACTTAATATATCACCCTTAGTAATGACTGATGATTCTAATATACTTAATATATCACCTGTATCTATAGTTGATGATTCTAATATACTTAATATATCACCCTTAGTAATAACTGATGATTCTAATATACTTAATATATCACCCTTAGTAATGACTGATGATTCTAATATACTTAATATATCACCTGTATCTACAGTTGATGATTCTAATATACTTAATATATCACCCTTAGTAATAACTGATGATTCTAATATACTTAATAAAGTCTTACTACTTATACCCGACAACTCAAGTATATTAATTATATCATCTTTAACTATGGCAAAAAAATCTAATATAGAAATCAATTCACGATTACCAACTGACGCACTACTTAACGACAACAAAATCTCAGACTTATTAAATTCTGATGATTCAAAAATATGTAACAAACTTTGATTTACTATCTGATTAGATTCTATGACATCCATCAACGCCAATTTATCAATACCAGAAATTTCTAAAACACGAATTATCTCAGATTTTTTGATGTCAGATCCGACTATCAAATCAATCAGTTGGGTTTTGTCAACGAGTTTTAAGTCTAATATTTTTAATAAGATTGCAGAGCTGAGGGATAAAGATTGTACATCAGCGATAATGTCAGATTTTGACAACGAGAGCAGGGACAAAATTGCTGCGTGGATTGTCTGTGGCAGGAATTGGGCATCAAGAGCGGGGGGAAGGGAATCACTATCAACATTTTGGAAATTTAACATCGGGGTGATGTCGGATTTAGAAACGTCAGATGAAGAAAAAACATTTAACAAATCAGATTTGTCTATGTCAGATGATTCTAATATATTTAATAAATCATCTTTATTAATAGATAATGATTCTAATATATTTAATAAATCATCTTTATTAATAGATAATGATTCTAATATATTTAATAAATCACCTTTATTAATAGATAATGATTCTAATATTTGTATTAATTCGGTTTCAGATATATCTTCACGTGAAACTGTTAATAGTTTTATTAATGTTTGTATTAATTCTGATGTGGGATTAGTATTAAATATCTTAGATGTTTTGACAGCACTAAATAAATTATCTACTAGTGATGCACTTGTATCCGGAACATCAAAAATACCAACATTCCACGTTACATCGGTATCGAATATCTGAAGTATATATGTATTAATAACATTAGTTGGTATATTATTAACTACGAGTTTTAAAGTATCATTATTGTCAATGATAGCAGTATTCCCAACAGAAATGTCATTATGAATTAATACACCGTCAGTAAACGTTATATTAACTGAGGTGGACAGTCCGCTAACTATAATAATATCTGATTCAATATCACCAGTACCCGATGGTGGTATATCTAATAGCTGTATAACATCAGAAAAAATAAATATATCTCTAATATCTGCCATATTTACCTCTTTTATTAATCAAAAAAAAAGGGGGTGTAAACACCCCCTCTCTCTACTTTTTATATATTTATATAAAAATATTATGAAATATTTTTCCTATCAATATTATCAGAATATTCTGGTCTAATAGACCCACCGTTAATCTGAACAAAAATCCTCATTCCAGATCCAAATGGTTTAGTTGAATATGTACCAACATATATTCTACGATCTACATGAGATTTCTGATTAAGAACACCAGCAACGGTACTATAACCCAATAATGTGTCATAATCCGCAGAAGGTAAATGCCATGAATATGGACTTCTAAATGTCAATTTATCACCATTACCTGAAACCGATATCGCCGCATCATCTAAACTAGGATCGGTTGCAAGTGAACTGTGCATTTCATCTAAATCATATTTCTCATTTCCTGATTGTCCAACTTCAGTATATCCACCTTGTATTGATGAATCCGCACCAGAATAACATATCATATCCATTTCGGAAGCAGGATATATATATCGTTGACTAGCCATTGGTGTTGGAAAATTAAATACAAATGATTTATCTTGTGTTATTGATAATTGTTCCAAAGGATTAATAATAGCAGGACTATCTATCTGTGGTAATATCGCAGATACATGATAATCCCATGGTTTTAACACATCAGCCTCACGAACAACAAATCTAAATATACCTTTACCAAACTTATGTAAATCTGTCCAAGAATCTGGCATATCGCGATCTTCTGCAAGTTTTATCATATAAGAATTTTGTACAGAAACATCTTCTGTACTATAATTCTGATATTTCATAGTGACAATCGTACCATTATCTACTTCATAACGTAAATATAACAAATCATTATAATATATATAAGAATTCAATGAAGTTCCTTGGAATGTGTAATCTTGTGGAAATACAACTTTACCATCAACTATAAAATTAACATCACTAGTTGGTACCATTTCAAGTTCTTGATTATTAACAGTAACTGTCAATCTGGCAAGATCTTTAACTGGTTTTGAGTTATCACCACCCAATCCATATGGATTAACATACACTCCACCATTACCAGCACCTTTCCATTGATATTCAACACCAAACCCAAATACTTTACTTGGACCATCAACACCAACAACTGATTGCTGAATTACTCCCACTCCGGAAACATCAATTACCGTCAGGTTTGATGTTACAAAACCATCGCTGCTAAATGAAACTCTAATAGACTGAACACCCATATTATCTTGAAACGTAGTCCAAGTAAATATCCCGGCATTAAAAGCAACACCAGCGTTTTGAATATCAATATTACCGCTCAAGCTTGATATTAATAATTCACTTAACGTTACAACACCATCACCAGCACCAATTACTTCGTGTTGACTTCCATCAAGCATGGTAAACGTGACTTTAATCTCATCGGTTGCCGTCATTACTGTTATTAATGGATGTGAGGTCAATACCTGTACTGCATTATGAGTACCAACAACAGGATCTACTTTTAATTTAGATAAATCAGAAGTTAATGGATGTAATCTGTCTACATCTAAACCAGTTACATTATATGTAGTGAGTGATCCATCAAATTTAATAAATTTTAGATACTCAGATTCATTCAAACTAACCCCACTTTTTGGTACTTGTTTTATAATAGTATCAAACATAGAAGGGTTTAGTTCTAATAAAGACGAATTAACAGATGTATTATATTCATCAACAACCAGATTACCACTCCCATCATCCATTGATTTTAATTCATACACCCATATTCTAAATGGATCTAAACCTTGTATTGCTGGACCTAATTTTTTATAATCCGCAACTGCTAAGTTAACCATCATCACTGGATCATAAGAATTGATAATAGCATCATACTTAAATCCAGTTTTACCTATAACACGTTCCATAGTTCTTATAAACTCGCTAGACTGATCTAGATATTCTGGACGATAATCAGTTGATCTATCAAACTCTATTTTATGAAGTCCGATTGTGTTAGATTTTGCCTCTCCCACACTGGTTGATGGTATTGGAACTACAAGACTATCCCCACCATCTACTGGTGTGGCTGTAAATGTATCACCAACCGCCCAAGTGCCGATAGATCTACTACTGTTCAAACTATCATTGTCTTCTACTGAACGTGACGGAGCATTCATCCACCATACATCAAACAAAGAAGATGTGGCATCTTTCTTAAAATACGGATTACCAACTGTAGTATCTAAATATTTTGTATTTAATCCGTGAGATAATCCAAGACCAACACCATGAACACCACCTTCAGTATGTAATATTTTATGACTTACATCGGAGATAACAGCACTTGGTAATGCTGCAAAATTATAAAGAACATCAGAACCAGCATTTACACTGCCATCATGGTAAGAAGAATCCCTAAACTGAGTCCCTTTAAAATATCTACCTGGCACAACACTATTAAGCATAGTTGTTATATTAACCACAGTCTCTAAATCAACAGAAAGTTTTCTACCAGAAACATCATATATAGCTTCCTCTTGCAACCCCTCAATAGAAGTTAATGTAGAAAATTCTGATGCATAAAATGAACCATCTTCACCAGCAACAGCATTTGGTGTTGTTAATACACTCTTAAAAAAGTTTTGACTAACATCAGAAAATTCTTCTGGACGTTTTGCTGGACTATATACACAATGAACTGGACTTTTACCATCTTCCATTTCTACCGCACCAGAAGTTTGATCAGCATGTCGTTGTACAACAAACCATGCATAATCATCATCTTGGTCAATAGCACCCTGATCACCAATAAAAAATGCAGTACCATGATCCGTACATGTCAATCTATATGACATTGGATATGAATTTTCCACATCAAAGTTAGTTTTACCACGTCTATTAAAGAATGGCTCTTTAACTTTATTACTGTGTGATTTTAAATCATAATGAACTTCACATAATTCGCCTGGTAATCTAGAACTAGAACCCTTTATACCATCTCTACCTTGAACTCTGGTTAAAGTACCATCTTCTAATATTTGATATGCAGTTGCTACGTATATAGTCAAACTTGCATCAGTATCATTATATTGAAATTTAATTCTCCATTTTTGCGGTTTTCTAATATTAGAAATCGCATGAGGGTGTCCTAAATTACCTGGCAATAATGACTTACCTGGAACTATATCTGCAAGTGATGACAATAAATCAGTACCTTTTTCCGAATCAACAATAAAAGTACTACCAATTCTTGAAATAGCGTCAGCAACTTCAAAATGACTCTGTTGATTGTATGGATAAGGTGTAGGTAAAGGACTATATGTATCAGTAGGAGCTTGTACGACACCAATTGTTTGTCTTCCTGGATATACCAGTTGATACGGTTGTGTTTCCAAATCCTCTTCATTTAAAAATATACCCCATTCTCCACTTTCAAACCAATTTGAAGTAGGTCCTGGTGATTTAATACTAAAGGTGGTAGGTGTTCGCAAATCATTATTTAAATGTTCTACATGACGACTATCAGTACTATTTATATCTCCTTCTGGTCTAAACCCACTTATTATTTCAAATATAGGTTCTGCCATGAAATCCCTTTTAATATTTGAAATGGAATATTGAAATGCTGATGGAACATATGGAACACTAGAAGTATCACCAGGAACAAGATCACCATAAAAATCAATAATTTGAATCTCAGGGTTGGCAAGAATAGCTGCCGCGGTATATGAAGCATCGGGGGTGACTTCATCTGGAATATCAATTTCTGCCTGATAATCACTATGAAATGGTGATTTTCTAAATGAAACATTAATATCATCAACTAAAGCTTTAATACCAGCACTTGAGTTTTGCCAAGATCCAGGAGTTTCTTCATATACCGTTACTAATGCAAGACCATCCACCGATAAATCAAAAGTATCAGCACCAGATCCACCAGAAGTTAAATCTGGTATATAATAACGTTTAGCACTAATATATAATTCATATAATGATGCATCACTGTACGTCACTAACCGACCACTAAGATATCTAAAACTACTTGATTTTAATGGAGTTGTAAATTCTTTTAATATAGTAACAACCGCAACTTCCTGTGTTTCTGATACTGATTCGTGTCCTACTGGAAGTGTTGTTATTTCTTCATAGTGAACAGTCAAATTTTGTGCTGACATTGCTAATGGAAAATTACCAGCTTCATCAATAGTTACTTCAATAACTGTATATTTATCTCCATCATCATCAGATACTTTTGCTCTTAAAAGAGCACTGGTCGATGTTGGATCATCAGAAGTGACACGAACCGTATAAGTAGTTATCGCACCGGATTCATCAACAGCAGGAACGAATCCATAACCTGCATTTAATATACCACCATTACCAGTAGTGACTACTAATTCTAATAAATTATTCGCAATATTAATATCAAATTCTGGATTTAGTCTAAGATTGGCGGTTGATTCTAATGCAGTTATAATAGCTTCACCAGCACCACCTCGTTCACGTATTGTTTTACCAACATCGTCAGCCACCCAACTACCAGCAGCACCAATTTCCGAATCAAATGGCATATATGCAATTCTACCATTACCCGGAGTTAACTGTGTTAATGCTATACGTGTTCTTTGTTGATTTATTTCTGACCAATTTTCCGTATATCTATTACCATATGGGTGCAAACATAAATCGGTTGCCAACTGTTGTAACAATCCATGTTCATATTCTGGATAATCTACAGGATTTATAAAATATTTTAAATCTAATGTTCTAAAATCTGACTGTGATGTTAAAAATGACACAAATCCAAATGGATGTGACTCTGTTGGATGCGAGAATAAAAATTCACCACCACGATATACATTATCTTGAGGAAATCTTGATAATGATAATGTACCAGACGATCCACCAGATTTCCCATTAACTGACATAAGTTCTATATCTTGTAATGACACATCTGGTTTCTTTTCTAACATAACAGTTCCATAAATATTTTTCTGAATTACAGACCAATCAAAATATGGAGGTATTGTATCATAAACAGTCGTATCATACGACGAACCACCATTAACAAGGGTTAAAGAAGATCTATCTAAAATGTATCTAGATTCAATGATATCTGGAATATCCGCTCTAATTGACTCAAATGTATCATTAGGTCTTGGATACTGTTCCCACTGATGTTGACCAGATGGATAACCTGTAAGACAATCCGCCACAACAGTCACATGAGCACCTGTAGTGGGATCCAGAAATTTTGCTTCAGGAACTGTTGGTGTTGCAGATACATAACAACCAAAAGGTCTTTCATTTGTGGAAGTAAACCCCATAATCTCGGTATTACTTCTAAATAAATTACACATAGGTATAGTGCCATCAGGATTAACCACCACATTGACTCTAATTCTAGTACCACTTCTATAAACCCCACCAAACCAAGATAAAACATCAGTAACTAATGGATTTTCCCAACTCAAAAGAGGTAAAGGGTCACCCACATTAAATACAGTATCATCATAACCAGTACCACCCGTTATTACGAGGGTAGAAGCTGGGTCATACACACTGTTGGAAGGTATAACACCTATATTTATGTAATATGCTTTAGAAACAATCAAATCCATTGAATTTGATATACTATCTAATACTTTTTTTGCTACATCTTCACCATTATCATTAACCAACAATACCGTAGGTGACAATTCAATAATTTGTTCATTTAAAAGAAAATCATTAAAGGGGGTATCTACCGATAACGGTAGATTCGAAATTGATTCTTTTGCTAACTCAAAATCATATTCAAATGTTGCGTAATTCTGTTCTATTACATCAAAATTAAATGTGGCATGTGAAGTATTAGTATTAACGGCACCAGATAAAAATGCACCATCTACTCTTAAATTTGACCAAGTACCTTTCATAGATTTATCAAATAATCCTTCTGTCGTCGCATTAACAGAAGTTATATCATGTGGTGATCCTGGATTTATTGAAAACACTAACTCCGGCAATTGTGAAATTGTTACTGAATTTAATCCGGTGCCACTTAAAGAAACGTGTTGATTATATCTAGGCTCGGTCATAGTTGTAATTTCATTTCTTGCGATAGAAAAACCCGCCGAAACAAAATCATTCCCTAATCCTTTTTTATGTTTTTCTATATTATGTTCTAGCGAAGTTGCCATTGTCTTTTTCTCCTAATGTTAAACTTATATTTGTTGTTAATTATATTTATAATAAATTAATTTTAAGTAGCAGTGCTAAGTATCCCTTTACTCACATCAGAATGTCGGATACTAGAACCAGACACCTGAAAAAATATTCTCATACCATTACCATTTGGTAATGTTGATAACATACCTTCATATTTTCTTTTATTTCTACGCCAAAATTGTCTTTCACCGTTTGGTAAATCATGACTGGCATATGGATATGGGCTAGTATTTAATCCAGTTGGATTAGATGCGGTTCCCGCTTCATTTGTAAATGCATCAGTTGTAGTACCAGAAGAGTCTCCATATTTATCTATTTCTATATGACCACCATGTGATGAGAAATCTGCACTTGATACACAAATCATGTCAAGTTCACTTTGTGGATAATAAAAACGTTGAGTAGTTAATTGTGTTGGAAATGCAAACACAAAATTTCTATCATCAGTAATAGATAATTGTTCATATGGATTAATAATAGCAAATGAATCTGTAGAATGTTTAGTTGCATCTAAATGATAATCCCATGGTTTTAATACATCTGACTCTCTAACTACAAACCTATTAATAGATTTATATGAATCTTCTACTTCTGTAACAAAATCACGGTCTTCAAATATCTTAATCATATAATCATTTGATGGTTTGAAATTACTAAATCTTATAGAAAATTTAGAACCAGATTTTGGTGCATGTCTAAAATGTATTGTTTTATTAAAGAAATCATAAAAATAAGAATTAGCCGATGTCATATCAGTAAATACAACATCACCTGGTAACAACCCATTTAAAATAGGACGATTAGTACTTACAATTAAATGTTTATCAAGAACAATACCGGATGAGCTAATATTTAGTCCAAAATTGGTCTGTGTAGTTCTATTAAAATAATTATCACCATTTGCCCAAAAAGTCAATCCTTGATTTATACATCTATTATCTATTGATGGGGTTTCTCCACGATAGCTGTTCCATACTAATTGTTGATCATCTGGAGCAGAATTCCCAATCACATACATATTATCACCAACTTTATTAACAGGATTGCCAGAATCATCACTTGAAAATACCGGCAATTTGAACAAATGCTTTAATTCATCTACTGAATTAGCATCTAATGCTTCTAAAAACCTACTTATCGTGGTTGGATCTCCATGTCTAAACCATTCATCATATGATAATATATATGCACCATTATCTCTTCTAACTACAGCATCATCTAATGATACAACTATAGAATCTAAAATACGTTCTTTATTTGCAATACTATGTGGTGTTAATATGTCTATTAATGCATCAGAATTTGTTTTCCATTCTGAATATGTATTCTCATCAGTATCCGTTGTTGGTGGAACACCACCATCATGCCAAGTATAACTAGCCGCCCTACAAGAGTATGCATCAGATTCTGATGTAATATTACCTGATCCATCCAAACAATGAGATGAATCCTTTGCACTCATTTCAAATCTAGACATTCTATCTATTAAATATGGAGGAAATACTAAATTACCAGAATATGAAAACGACTTATTATCAAGTAGTGGTGTTGACCAAACCGGCGGTTCATATAGATTTTCCATTGTTGGAGTAGACCCCATCACAACCGTATAGCCTGTACCCGTCGATACCACGGCAGTTTTTGATATTAATACACTTGAACCAAATGATGGTACTGAATTAAATGATAGATATAATATAGAAGCCATTGATATGGAATTATAATCCTGTTTATTGATTGATTTGGTGGTTCTACTAAATGTGAAATACATCTTACCAGTCGCAATATCCACGTTCAACATATCATCATGATATATACTCATAGCTGTTGTATCATTTAAATGTGATGGCAACATATCAGATAGTTTAGTTTTTAATTCAGATAATGAGAATTCATACACTTTGACTAAACCAGTGGAATCAGTATATCCGGGAACTTCATCAGAAGCCGGTGTGTGTAATACATTAGTAACCGTAATTATATTATCAAGTTCAACTCCTGAATTGGGTATTATAACAAATTTTGGTGTGATAGTAGATACATCGATTGCAGCACCATTAATTTTTTTAAAAATTAGGTCGTCTCCTGAAGCAGACACACTCCATTTGGTTGAGTCAGATATAGTGCTCGAAAAAATTAGTGGCACGACATCCGCAGCAGCATATCCGTTTCCGTTGGTAATTGTGGCTGTTGTAAAATGTACATCCTCAATATAAAACCGGAAAACAGTATTGTCATCACCAGCATCGTATACAGCATTACCACCACTAAGGACCGAAGGGGTAACTTTATAAGTACCATCTGATGCTGGAACTGTGGCTACATCTGTAGGTGTGTCGGTATTACCAGAACTATTTTTCCATACAGCATTACTACCATTCAATTCAGTAGTAAAGTCTAATGAATATGGTGTAGAATCAAACGTGAGAGAAACTAGTGGATTTTCCATCGACACTTGTAATATGTCAGTAGATGTCATTTCGAATTCTAAACTAATTTCTGGCCAAGTTGCCCAAGAGGATACAGTTTTAACATAGTTCCAATTATTGTTATTATAATATCTAGGAACATCACCAAACCCCTGTAAAGATAAAGAAGTAATATCTCTATTTGTATTAGATGACCTCCAATAATTAGCGTAAGTATTAGACGTTGGGATTATCCCACTTTGTAAATTAACATTAGCATCAATATCAAGTGAATTTATAGATGAGGTGTATCCTTTACCAAAAAAATCAATAGAGTTAACTTGTCCATCAAATAAAGCATCGCTACTTACCCAATGAGAATAACTAGGGTTAGTATATGATTTACCATCTTTATCATAAATGGTTGGACTTGGACTAAAATCCGTAGTATCTGCACTTGCATAGTAAGTATTCAACCCCTCAAACGTCTGTGGGCGTTTGGATGGTGAATATAAACAATGAAGTGGGGTTTTATCTGTTATATCTGGTTGTCCTGTTAGTTGATTAACATGTCGTTGTACAACAAACCACGCAAAATCATCATCTTGATCCGCAGATGCTTGATCCCATATAAATAAAGACACCCCATGATTAGTAGTTGTCAATCTATATGACATTGGATATTGTGGGGCAACGTCATATTTATTTTTAGAAGTACCTCTTCTTAAAAAGTGTGATTTGTTTTTAACTGAAGTTACTGTAACATTTCTAGAAATAACTGGTTCATGAAATATATCACATAATTCTCCAGGTTCTCTAAATACTGATGTATGTATACCATCAGCACCCTGTGATCGAGTTATTGTTCCATCATCTTTTAATTGATATTTTGTAGCAATATTAACTTTTAATTCAGAAGTACCATCCAACCACTCAAATCTAATTCTCCATTTCTGACCTAATGGTGCAGTCCCAGAAAATGCGGATGAAATATAGTCTTTATCACCAGACAATATATCAACACCAGCAGTAGATTCTATTAATACTAAATTTGATATATTATTACACGATGACAAAACTGATGTGGTACTATTATCAACTGTTTGTGGATATATTAATTTAAAAGCTGGCAAATATGAATCATCAGTATCATACTGCAACAAAAAAACATCATTGTCATTAAATGAAGTATTAACAGACGTTGATGGTATTTTAGGTATGGTTAGACTTCCCCTCTGAGTTTCAGTTGGTTCCGTATATGTCCATGATAAAACATCTGTCGTAAATGAATGATGAGTTCCTTCAATTTCTTGACTTGGTGAAAACCCATTAGGACCGACATATGCACCAAATGGCACGTCTAAAGAATGATCCCAATTAAAAGTAACATTAACAACACAATCACCTATATCTTTTACCCACGGAATATCGCTACCACGCAAACCAACGAATATAAACTCCGTATAACGTCTAGCAGTCCCAGAAACCCCAGCAGTACCAATCTCATCTGTGCTTTTTGCATACCATAACTTAGTATCAATAATTCTACCATTTATAGAAATATGAAATTCACCATTGCCAAGATCATTCAAAACATAAGGCATATATACACCTATACCGGTATATCCACCCTCTGTTACAGTTCTACCCTCAGTATACAATGAACTACCGCTAGCATCAAAAGTATGCATGTTAAAGTAAAATGGTGTAGTTGGTCCTGGCTCACTGTCAGTACCATTAACGGGTTCTAATTTACATCTAAACTCAAATGAATCATGTCTTATTAATTTCCAAAGTCCTACATTATATGCAGTACTTGACCCACTAGGAATTACACTTTTAACTTTCCTTTGCGAAACAAAATCACCACCAGCAGCTATATCATCCAAATACCCATTTGCATTTAATGGAACTGTAAATGCACCGGCAACTGCTGCCACAAATGCAACATCTGAATACGATCCAACCGGAGTATTCCATGCAAATGAAGTCAACACCCAAGATGTTGTGGAGAGGTTATATTTATATATCGTTCCCCAATTATACGTAACTATATCCCCTTCATCATTTTCAAGATAAAATGCTACGCCATCAGAGGTAACATCTAAATGTGCAGTAATGCCGGAAAGACCGGCGATGGAGGATCCTAATAACGCAGTATTAATTGAATTTAAAATCATATCACAAATACCTTGTTCTCTAACGCCACCAGCAGTATTATCGGTGCTTACGTTGTCCCAAACACCACTAGTTCCAGGTCCAGTCTGGGGTTCAACAACCTCAAGAACAATTCCATTAATTGTCAGATTAAATTTATGGTATGTGGTTGACAGTGCCTCCCAGTCAGATACAGAAGCACCGCTAGTTAAAAATTGTTGAGTATACCCAGACTTAGCTGAAGTATTATCACTAGGCATTGCAGTTTCTAAATAATGTTCAGACCCAATTGTTCTTATTTCTGGAGAATCATATGGATTTATGCACATATCTTTTGCTAACTGATATAATAACCCACCAGAAGAAGACGACCACTGTTCTTGATGTATACGATAAGAAACTTCTATATGTTCACCTTGTGACGGATGATACCCATTTTTAAATCTAAGTCCGCCAAATGACCCAATAGTTTGTTCAAATGAAACAATACCAAGATCAGTATGATTGCCCTCAGAATACATATGATCCTGTTCATCACTAGACCAATATTCTTTTTCTTCATCAATACTACCAATCACAGCAGCAACCGCAGCATCGGTAGTGTTTTGAAAATTATTACCCAATGACCTATCCAAAATATATTGTGTTCCATTCACTTTAATATCCCACACCCACGACTTATCAGAAAAATCTATCTTTCCCTTTAAGGGTAATATTGTTTCTCCTATACCAATGTGAACTTCTGTGTGTATTTTATGAGGAATAGTTATTATTTCATTCCGTTGTATGCTATAACCGCTTGATAAAGGCATTATTAACTCCTAAGTTTATTTATTATATTTATAATTATGCGATATTGTCTATATATTTATATCACTATTAAGTATATACTGCGAATTACTCAACATAAGCACTCGCATTCCATTATTACCTGTTGATTTTAACCCAACATAAACACGCGAATCCACATTGACACCATCTGATTTATAAATGTTAATGTTCTCTAAAGCACCATCGGCAACAAGAGAACCAGATGTGAAGGCAAAGATGTCCATGTCCTCGTTTGGGTAAATACATCGTGTTCCCGTTAACCTAGTCGGGAACTTTATTAAGTAATGACCATTTTTGGTAATCACTTGTTGTTCTTGCGAATTGAGAACGGCATCGCTATCAACACTGTGTTTGGTTGCGGAAATGTGTCTTTTCCATGGTATATTCATGCTAGTTTCTCTAACAACATACCTCCAAATTTTAGGTTCCATACTATCTATAATTAATGTATCTTCTAAATCAGTTTTCAATACTAAGGTGACAACATTACCATCAACATCCGTCATAATCTTATCTACTAAAGAATATGAATTCCCATGAAAATCTTCCAACTCTACTATTTCAGTATCTATAGTTTGTAAATTGCGAGAAGATTCTGAATAATAAATACCAATATCTGATGGATATATATTATCCTTTGAGCAGAAATATAAACAATGGACAGGGTGTGTATCAAACACACCATTTCCGTCAGTTATTGGCAATCCAGTAATATTATCTACTGTTAATTGTACAGAAAACCAAGCAAAATCATCATAATCATATGATAATGTTTCATGTCCAACATACATTCCAATACCATGTTCAGTCATAGTTAATCTATACGACATTGGATATGCACCAGACATATCTGATATATTTTTGGGATAACGTTTAAACCAACCATTACCACTTTTCTTATTTCTAACTCTATATGCTCTATCTGTTTCTGGTGGTTCATAATATTTAATTTCTAGATTATAGATATTATCTACTGATTCATTATTAGTTAATGAAATTGTATTTACACCCGAATCAAACACATTAAATTGTTCTACATTATTATTTATAGATATATAATTGCCCAGATCTAATATACCTAACATAATTGAATCCACACTTGGAGTATATATCCCATCCACATCAGACATCAAATATATTCCAATAGCAATAATATTTATATTATTAAAATCCTTATTTTCTATCCAATTAGAAAATTCAATCGAAGAAACTCCATTTGCAAAATCGGTTATAACAACTTCTGATGACTCTGATGGTATTTTCCATACATTATCACCAAATGATGCAGAATACTTTATATCAGTTCCTGATGGTTTAGTTTCATTAATCGTTAATGTTTCAATTTTATGAACACCCACATTTTCATCTAACACCAAAAGTTCTGAAATTAAATATTTGTTATTATATAATACAATCGTATCAACCACAACATCCGATGATTCTGTTACATTTAATGTTATTGCATTTACTGATGGTGAATTTGTACTATCTGTGGTAGATATATTTAACCTAATATATAACTCATCTTCTGAAACCCCAATCATATAAGAAGACAATTCAGACGAATTATTTTTATTTGTCCAAGTACTTCCACCATCTGTTGAAATACCATATTTTATACTAGTCCCAGTTGGTATAGTCTCACCAATTGTTATATTATCAATCGTTGTGTTTACCAATGATATCGGTGTGTTAGAAATCACATAATTATCTGCATTTAATGGGTATTCTATAGTCGTACTTACCACAACATCAACAAACTTAGAAACCTCTAAAATAATATTATCCAATCTGGGGGTATGAATCATATCCCCACTCACAAATACTGCCATAATATCTAATGTATTATCTATAGATATACCTAATGTATTGTTGCTAGGTTCAATAAAATCATATGACAGTAAATACGATCTAAGTTGATTAGAATTCATCCCATACTCTTTAATATCTTCTATATCTACCGACCCTGCAAAATTATACCAACTATTTCTTTGATCAGAAGAAATAATATAACGTATATATGTGCCAGTATAAATATTTTCCTCAATAACAACACTGTCTATTGACGTTACATCCTGTAATGATATAGATATTAATGATTGAATAACCCCCTCAGATGAATACATTATAGACGTATTACTGACATACTCATTGGCAAGACTTTTATTTAATATTATAGAATTTACTGAAGGTGTAATTGAACCATCACTACTTAAATATATAGCTATATCAAACTGATTTATATTACTAACATCATATTCATGTAACCAATTAATCATGTCTGATGAACTAACTCCATTTGCAAAATCAGTAATAATACCATCAGGGGTTGTCCAATTAGACTTCTCATCAAATGATACTGAATATTTTATATCAGTACCAAGTGGAATAGTTTCGTCAATTATTATATCATTAATATATGCCATAGTAGATAATGATATAGAATTAATTGTATACATCACACCATTAAGAGAATAACTGACATTAGTGCCCACAATAATATCATGTTCTTTTGTCATTTCAAACAATATATTTGTCAGTTCAGAAGTTGATCTATTATCTACTGTAGATAATTCTATTTCAACATTCATATATTCTTTACTATTTAAATCATTAATAAAACTGTCACTCATCAAATATGATTCAAATGTTATCATATCATAATCTACAGTAGCATCATCATCAAATGAAATACTAATCGTTATATTACTTTTATCTGGTTGATTCTCATATGAAAGAAATGCATTACCAACCGATGTGATATTAGATATTAATATTGGTTCATGTTTCATAACACCAGTATTATATACATTAACTGTTTCTGTAAAGGCTATCGGGATTTCATATAAATCTAAAGAAAAATTACTAATAGTTGGTGTTTTAGTAACATCTGTGGTAGATAGTTTTATATATAAATAAAACGCATCATAAGCACCTTGATTGTTGGGATCCCCAAACCAGCTGTCGTCATCTAACCCGTTATATGCGGGTAATATATATCCATTCGGATTACCATCCATAACTGTTTGGACGAAATTACTGACAGTCAGATGATATGTTCTATATGAATCATCGTCCCAAGTAAAAAACCCAATATAATTAATGGCAGTCCCATCTGGAATATCTTTTGCTAATAATATATTATCGTAACGGTCTAGACCGTTAGTATTTAAAAGACTACTTATACCAGAATATTTAACAATTACTAGAGTTTCAGTTGGGTATTCAAGTTGTTCCCCAATAACAACATTTGTTCCATGTTGGACTTTAAATATTATAGAATTTACGGATGGAGTAATCGTTGTATCGCTGTTCATCCTAATTCTGATACGTATAGGTATAGAATTATCCAAATCTACATCTGGATGATACGTATCGAAAAAATCAGCAAAATTAAAAGAATTCATTTCAAAGGAATTAACCCCGACACTGCCAACACCTGACGGAATATACCAATCGCCATCATTAAAAAATTGAAGACAATATAATATAGAAGTTCCAATGTGGGTGGTATCATCTATTATTATTTGATCAATAATTGCAAGATCAGGAATAATCAATGGGATTATTGATTCAACAACAAAGTCACCATTAGGATATGATATATGTGCAGGTATACCAGGTATTAATTGAGCATACAGTGAAAATGGACTTGAACTAAAACCACCGCTAGGCAAAGTGGGACTGTCGTGTAATCTAACTTGCAGATTGGTATCGTCTTTCATATGGAATATTCCAACCCAAGAAATATCAAAAACTAAAGTACCTTGAACATTTACAGAACTGCCATCGGTCTGATAGATAATGCCATCATATCGCGTATGGGTAAAAAACATTCGCGTATTACTTGAATTCACTTTCAAAAGGTAGTTCACAACCCAAAATTGGTTATCACGGGTAGTAATCATATACGTATCAGCACCATCAATATTATATTTCGTATCGATCCCCCCCGTACCGCTAACAAAACTGTCGATACCCTGCTTCATTATGTTATCATAAATTTCAAATGAATGTTTATAGTGGCCGAGCATATCCCAAGTTTCGGGGGGACCAACTAAAGAAGTATCCGTTTTTAAATATTTACCACCAACAACAGGATCATAGTTTATATCGACTGTAGTGTCTTGAGTGGAACCCCAAACTATAAAATCACTGATACCTGCATAGTGGGATGCGTGGAACTTTTTATACGTGTTTTCCTGAAAAATCCAATGTGTATAAAAACGACCACCTCCTGTGAAATTGCCCCAATAGGTGTAAATCTGTGACCTAGCGACCCTTGTTTCAACGGATCGGGCGCCCGAAATAAAACCAGAGAGATTGACTGTTCCCAAGTAGACTCGATTATTGTAGTCGTTATTATGTCCATAAACTTTATGCCAAGTTCCAATCATACCATTGTAATCATCAACGTCTTTGGCACGAAACCCGTTGTTCATATTGTACCAAGTTATACCTGATATCGATACGGGAGTAGGAAATTGTAAATATATACTACTATTTCCATTTCCGTTGCCACAGCAAGGCCAAGAAAAACTTAATCCAGAAACACCTCTGGGGTTCTTTTTACTCCATCTTTGATAATTTCCCCTAATTATTTTGGTAGTTGGTATATTGTAAAGGGCAGTTGTGGATTGTCCATCAACGAATAGTGGACTAGCATCATATGGCTTATAATGATACCCGTATTTATGTACAACAAACCCCTTTGTTCCTGAACCATACACACAAGAAAATCTACCACCAGAAAATAAAACAATCGACTGATTATTACCTATACGTGAACGAATATCCTCAATAAGTATCGACTCATTAACACTGACACCAGATCCGGCTGTGTAATGATCATGGGCATGAAAATGGCGTCCCATAGAATATAATTTAAGTGGGCGGGAATTATTAGGGGAAGAAGGGTGGGCATCAGTAACAACAAACCACGTTCTTTCTTTTACAAGAGATATAAATATAGGATCATATTTAAACACTTGTTTTTCTCTACCTTGTGCCCTATAACCCCATTGTTCCCAAGTATAATGTATATCCTTAGTATAAGACCCCACCGGCATCTTTGGTTTTCTCTGAAACCAACTTACTTGAAATGGACCATCAGCATCTGTATAAATTTTCATGATATGATCGTTATCATATGAAAGTTGTTGATAATCATTGTTACCACACCATAACAACGATTCATAGTTGTTATTGACACTTTTATTTAGCATAGCTAAATTACGCATCTGGATGATAGTCCCATCTCCGCCTGCCCATACATTCTGAATTCCATACCAACCGGTTACCTCATCAAAATCCTCAGAGTTCTGAGGATGAGATACACTCCAAAAATTTTGAGAATAACTTAGTCTCCGACTCTTTTCATCTTTAGATGGCATACCATCTGGCACATATGCAAACCCAAGTTGTCCTGAAGTATTCTTTCCAGTTCCATATAAAGTATAATCCGAAGAAATTGCTAATAAATGTTTATCACCACAAGCAACTTTTCTAATATTTGTCTTTGATAACTTCCAATCTGAATAACTAACTGAATTATTATGACCTAATCCTAATTGACCCTCATCATTCTCACCACGAACATATAAATTCCCATTTTCCAATAACATCACCTGAAACTCTAATCCAGATTCAAGTTGTAATATTTTTTCATTTACATCTATTGCTGGTATCTCCGGGATTTCTTCATTATATGTTCCTAATTTTGATAACACCCCATCATCCACACTAAAGTCTTCATTTTCATCGTGACCAAAATTAATTTTATCAAATGACCCCCACGTAGTATTATCAATTGCCGCCGTATATTGTGTTTCTAGTATATCCGTCATCACTCCTTTTAAGGAAATACCATTATCATCCCTAGTTACTGCACCACCATTATAAATCACATCAACTGAATTCATATTAAGGGTAATATTTGCTGAATTGATATTATAGTCTGTAACCTCTGTAGAAACACCCTTTAAAGAAACAACACCATTTGTTATATTAATGTTATCCGAAATGAATGTCCATTTTGAAGAATCACCAAAGTCAAAATTTAAATTGCTTGAACTATACTGTGTTTCAATATCATTAAACACTTCACTAGTTAATGTTGCAACTCCATTATTAATAATGTTTGTTGATGTCCAATCATTTAGATTATCAAAATCCCAAGTTATACTAGATGGTATATATTCTATAGAATATTCTTCTACTATACCACTTTTTAATTTAACAGAACCATCACTAAATTCTATATTAATAATATCATATGACCAATCTGAACTATTATCGAATGTCCAATTAACGGGGGTTGTTGGTAATGACTGAGATTCTATATTTTCTATTAATTTAGTTTTTAATTGAACCGACCCATTTATAATTTCAATGTTATCGTTTGATAATGTCCAATCATTGGGATTATCAAAATTCCATACATTATTAGCACTTGACGTATATTCTACTCCCATAACATTTTCAATATTAGGTTTTAAATTAATAGAACCATCATTAAATTCTATATCATCTTCAGAAAAAATCCACATTGAAGGATCAAAGGATTCCCACCCACGATTCAACTCATTGTATATATACTTTTGTATATAATGCAATTTTCTATTATTATGTGGATTATTAATATCTATATCAACAGTAGTGCCAGCTGAAACATTTATATCATTTATATTTTCTGTTGGTGAAATGGGTGTTTCTTCTGATGTCTGTGGTAATTGTCGATACGATAATATATCTTCAAATATCACATCTACTAATTGACCATGTGTCCTAACTATATCTCTATTTTTGTGTTGTGTTTGGTTTTCTGCACCACCTATTGTCCCATCATTAAATAATTGAAAAGATGTGGCATTATTGACCTTTAACCACCCGTACATTGGATTAGGAATACCAACATCAAATTCCCACGACTCTGTTAAAATATCATTAAAGATATATCCTGGGTGATTTGTTATTTTTTCTTTTAATTTGTAGTTAGAATCTGAAATGGAATTCCCAATTTCATATGTTGTATATAACAATGAAGTTAATTTGAGATTTAATTGGTATAGTTCTTCCGCGAATTCTACATCATCGAAATATAATCGTTCTCTTTCATCAAATTCTAATCGCATTCGCCAGACTTGACCGAACATCATTTCATCTGTAGATTCTAAGACAATAACATGTTGTTTAAAGTCACCGTCAACAATATTAGTAAAATTGGCAGTACCGTCATATCCAGTTGCTGGATATATTAGATTGAAATATTTCTTTGTTATTAAAGTATCATCTTCAATATTTCGTAATTCATTACCTTCTTCTTTATTACCATTATACATCTGCCAATCTTTAGTCAAATCATCGACTAAAGATATTAACAGTGATGGAACACTTACATATCCATTATTTGAATTTGATATACCATAATGAGTTAAGTCATCAAGTGATATTGTATTATTATTAAATACCGACACTTGATTTTAAGTTCCATGTTCATCTAAATTCACATCAGTATTAAATATCCAATCACCAGACACTAACATACATACTCTCATACCCTTACCAAATGGTAATGTCGACCGCAACCCATAATATCTGCGGTGATCTTCTCCTGTTTCTACAGCAGAAGACGTAGCGGCACCAGTGTTATATGAACTCATTGGTACTGTCGAACCTTCTGCGACGACTTCGGCAGAAGAAAAACAAACCAAATCAATTTCTTCTTTAGGGTACATAAAATTTTGAGTTGTCAACCCTGTTGGAAATGTTATAACGAATCTATTATCATCCGTTATTGCTAATTGTTCCATTGGATTTATTATAGCATTACTATCTGTTTGATGTGTTGTTGCTGACTTATGAACATCCCATGGTTTAAATGAATCATATTCACGTACAACAAATCTCCATATTTTTTTGACTAACATTTCATTTTTCATATAATCTTCTTTATCATATGGATCCAATATAATTGCATTTTGTCCGTGACTAATACTAAATTCATCCGCCCCTAAAGTGATTTCTTCATTTGCATAAGTATATACTTTTGTTAACTCGTTTGCAATTGTATGAGAATCTATAGCATTTTCCGTATAATATATGCCAAAATCAGATGGGTATAATGATTCTCGCGAACAAGAATATAAACAATGAACGGGTGACTTAGATAATACATCGCGTCTAGTTAACCCTGTATAATTATCAACAAGTCTCTGAGAAACAAACCACGCATAATCATCATCTTGACCAGTACCAGCATCATCCCATATAGAGAACCCAATTCCACGTTCTGTTATAGTTAATCTATATGACATAGGATTAGATCCTTGACTATTATTACTTCCTAATTTTGGGAATCGTTTAAACCAACCATTACCCTTTCGTTTATTCCGTGTTTTAAGTGTTATATTATTATTTGCATCATTTGCTTGATATGGAAATACATTTTCCTCAAAATTAATATCAACCAATTCGCCTGGTGTTCTAAATATAGATCCATCAACATAAACACCACCACCAGCATGTGACAACGATTCAGTAGCAGTATTCTCTACCATAGAAATACTACCATCATTAAGTAATTGTAATTCAGTTGCAATATTAACTTTCAACCAACCATACATTGGATTTGGTATACCAACATAACCATTTTCAAATCCGGTGAGTGGTACCATTCCTGTATTATCCGATGATGCAACCATTTTACCATAAGATGCCCACTGAGGTGTGTGTGGAGTATCTGAATCAGTTGTCTCTATCAATGATGAGCTCATTGACAAAGTTCCATGAGGGGCATTATTCACGGGATTAGCATCTCCTATTGGAGTGGTCACGAATGTAATATCAGTAATTAAATATTCAGAATTAATAATAATATCTCCACCATTAACTAAATTATTAACATCTCCTAAATATTCATATGTTGCTGTGAAAAGATCCTGATTAGATTGATCTGGGTTGTATTGTAACAACCAAACAATATCAGATAAGAAATTATTTTCTTGCCGATGAGTATTGGTTTCATTTAAAAAATCGCCATTTGCATCTGCGTTAATTTGAGCATTAGTCGGCGAAGAAATCGCATTGGAAGCAGAGTATATCACAGTTTGATCAACCCCATCAGCATCTGGTACAATAAAAGATATATCAAGTGTAAAATCATCACCCCAATAATGAAAACCAGTTAATGATATCGTAGCTGTTGTTCGTGATTGACCACCGTACAAAACACCATCCCAAGTATATCCCGGATGACCTTCTATTGCATTATCTAATTCATTAATATCCGCCCCACTTTCATATATTGGCAATCCTCTAGATTTTCTTTGTCTATTTAACTGTAATAACACCCTTGCAAATTCAGCATCTTGAGAATATAATCTCTCCCTTTCATCAAATTCAAACCTCATTCTCCATTTTTGATTTATTCCAGAATTAAGTCTAGATTCTGGTTCTAAATCACCAGTAGTTTCAACTAATAAAACGTGCTGATGTTTAGTATCTCCTAATAAAAGACCAAAGTCAGAATGAGCATAATTGGCAATTCCTGAATATGTTACCGAATTAATTGTTTTTTCAACAAAAAAGGATTTTACTATAGCGCTTCCAGATTCATTCATCAAGGCATCTCTTGCATTATAAAGCATAGTCCATGTTCTGGTTAAGTCTATACTAAGAGTATGCAATAATCCAGACCCTACTTCCAAATTATCGATTGTAGTAAAATTAGACACACCCGTAAAATCAGAAAATCCACTACGTTGTCTTGATATTCCATAATTTTGTAATGCCGATTCTGATATTGTTGTACCTAATCCGGTTATATGTGGCATAAATTATCCTTATTATTCTATTGATTTAAAAGATTCTCTGGATTTAAAAGATTCTCTGATAATCTTTTACTTTCATCATTTTTATTTGACACAACAACATCATTTCTAAATGATGCCAATGTTGCCGTTCCCACTCGACTAATATTAGCAACTTCTAACTGTAATATAGGCATCCAAGCAATCGCACATTTCCAATCATCATATTCTTTATTACTATTTTGTGGATCAGTTCCAATGACCTTTGTATACCACATACATCGATGTATCTTAGGAACACCATTTCCATCATTACGTATTTCTTCACACTCACTACCCAACGGGCATGTCATAACTATATCATTCTCTAACATACTACGCCTCTCTCCTACATAATATCATATTACTATATTTAGGTGTAATTGAAGTAGCAGATACTGACCCAGTTAATCCAACATACATTCTGTGATTGTGAGAGTGTCCAGAACCAGCATTACTACCTGAGGCGCTAAAACTGTGGGAATGTGACCCTGCATTGGTTGTACTACCACTGATACTGTGAGTATGGTCGCCTGCTGGTCTTATAGTATCTTTCCAATCTTCTAAAAGGAATTCCGCATCATCGGGATATGCGCCAAGTCCATCAATTTGACCGTATTTACTAAAGTCTTGACGATTATTAGCATAAATTTGGTGTATATGACTCCCTGCTGTGTTTGCCGTGGCGGATATTGAATGAGAATGTGATCCAGCACTAGTACTTGAAACACTTACCGAATGACCATGACTCGGCAACTCCGCGATAGACAAAGCATGACCATCGGTTGACCCATTAACCTGAAATGTGTGTGGGTGTGTGTGGTTAAATATCTCCGTCGCGTGCATTGTACCACTAGTCTGACCACCGCCACGCTGAGTTGATACCCTCAATATAGAATCGTAGACATGAACCGCCTTACCATCAATATCATAACCTTGCGTTACCAATGTCCACCCGCTAGGTACAGTCGATTGGTAAAATAACATAGTTGTACCATTCCTAAAAGTGTTAGCATTTACATAACTTGTTATCTGTGCATTAATATCTGGTTTATTTGAAACATTCGACCAACTAACATCATGGTGGTGTGTTTGTATTATTGTAGTAATATCATCTTTTATAAATTGAACTCTATCATCTAATGCACTTATATCACTCTTAACATTATTAAATTTAGCTATCTCATTAAGGGCGGATGATGTATATCTGCCATCCTCAGAAACCCCTATCGATAACTGAGTTGCAGTAAGACGTGTTTCAATATCTGATGTATAATCACGGTCACCCTGTCTAGTTGAAAATAAGTCAATAAATTTAGAATCATATGATTGCAATACGGTGTACTGATATTCATCACTAAACTTCTTTAACTTTTCATCTATCCTATGTATGTCATCCTTTATAACATTTCCAATTGCATATACATTATCAGAGTCAGATGTATATACTCCATTATCACTTAACCCTATATTATCACGAATTACACTAATATGATTAAGGGTATTAATATGCCTATCATTTAAATCAAATGAATATCTATCACCACGTTCTCTTGCGATTTTAGCTGTATTTAATTCTGTATCATGTCTATCATTTAATGATTTTAATTTAATATCTATATAATTTATATCACTACCAATATTATTGGTAGTTGCATATATATTATCAGAGTCTGATCTATATACACCATCATCATTTAACCCTATATTATCACGAATTACACCAATATGATTAAGAGTATTAATATGTCTATCATTTAAATCAAATGAATGTTTCTCAACTTGTGCTATTTTATTATATACATATGTGGATTCTGTATCATGTCTATCATTTAATGATTTTAATTTAATATCTATATAATTTATATCACTACCAATATTATTGGTAGTTGCATATGTATTATCAGAGTCTGACCTATATATACCCCCATCACTTAATCCTATATTATCACGAATTACACTAATATGATTAAGAGTATTAATATGTTTATCATTTAAATCAAATGAATGTTTCTCAACCTTATCAATATAACGTTGAAGAGATTCGACTTCTATGTCATGTCTACCATTTAATAACTTTAAGTTAAAATCTAAATCATGTATATCATTACCAATATTATTGGTAGTCGCATATGTGTTTGTACCCCAAAAATCTGATAAATATACTCCATCATCATTTAACCCTATATTATCACGAATTACACCAATATGCACAACAGTACCATTATATCTATTATTCAATTCTTGTAAAAACACATCAACCTGATGTAAACGTGAATCTAATAGATTAATATCGGTTTTAATATTGTTTGAAATACCATAGAACCTGGTATTTCCTGATTCGTAAATACCAGATTCTGATAATCCTGTATGTATAAAGGCATCATTTTGTCTGCTAGTCAGTTGTTGTATGTTAATATCATTCTGATAGACATATTCATAGGTTTCATTAATAGAAAGCACCATGTTCTCTTTTTCATTTGTTCTTAGACTTGACCAATCACCAAACAATTCTTCTATATATTCGGAATGATCTTTCATTTCGATAGTTTTTATGCGCCATGCATTAAATGTGTCAGTTATTAAAATATCTGACATTTCTGGATAGATAACACTCATGTGATTGTCTCCAATATATGTGGATTTTGTTTTATAACTATATAATTATTATTAGTTATGTTTATTGCCGGGTCTATTTCATACCATAAATACATAAAGGGTTTAACATTTACAACATATGTTGTAGTATTACTGTTAGTAGATACACTAACAGTTGGGTCATATGTTTGTAAATCTATTAAACTATATTCAGTATCAGACGACCAATTTGTGACCCATATGTCAACATTAGTAATCCCAGGAGTAGGATTATATACCATTATTTCTATATGAAATACTCCCTTCGGTACATTATAAAATCCTTTTGTTTTTGAAGAAGAATTGCCACTTATTTTATATGATTTTTCTTCATAAAGTGTCGGCTCCCATGTACCAGAGGGTCCATTACCTTGTTTAACATATGTTTCAAACACACCACTAGCGTCAGGATTATCCCTAACAAACGTTGGTGGATGGAAAGTTCTATCTTGAACTGCAATTATATCATTACCAGTATAAGGACCATATGACACAAAATCCGCCACTTTTATAAACAATGTCGTATCTGTAAGGTCTACAGAAGATGTCACATATGCCACAGTTGTGCCATCGGATGTTCCATCACCACCAACCCATTGTGGATCGACTTGTTGTTGATACACCAACTCTCCAGAGTTGATTATTGATTTGTAACCAATATTACCACTACGAGTATATGATACATCATTTTTATAAAACAACATTATATTAAATCTCCACTCGCTATTAGGAAAATCAATTTTCCAAGTACCATCAGCCTGATTACCGGTTGTGCTGTCTCGTATAAATATATCATTTACTATGTGATGCTTCGTGCTGTCAAAGGAAACTGCGGGGGTTTCAGACATTAAATAAATTTCGTCATAAATACTAGGCAATACTGATTTACTTTTATCAGTGATAAATATAGGCATATTATGATACTCTTTTCCACATATATGTTGTTATATATGGTGGCATATTAGTCATAGGATTTCCAGCACCAACTGGTGATGTTTTATAAAAATTAGCATCTCCAAAACGCACCGTAGATGCTGCATTATATAAAAATTCAAAAACTGACACTCTCCATTCAGTCGCGTTACCTCTCGTAATAGCCACATCACATTGTGCTTTAGTTTTTGATGTGTCTACCGTCCCATCAGACATAATACAAGCACCCCCATTGGGTTCATCTTCTGGTAAAAATTCCGTGACACCATTTTGCAACCCATTAATATTCAATTGATTATCACCACTAAATAAATGAGTATGTTTCGGTAAGTTATTTTCAGCAAGTGTTGTTGACATATCCCCCCCAGTTGAACCATGTATACTACGCCAATCAGTATATTTTTTATCAGTAGACAACAACATGCGCCCTTCAGCATATCGTACCCATGTACCAAACCCAAATAATACACTAGGGTCTTCATTATTGTGGGCATTAATATATACAGACCCAACCGGATACATTATTTGGCCAACCAGTATTATTGTTTCTGATAAGACTTCACTGTCTAATATGGTCTTTTCTGGTTCTTGCCAACTAGTACCACCGGTATGTGCAGTTAATACCTTACCGGCATCATTGATTGTTGGTGTGGGAGCATGAACACCTGCCGGATGATCTGGATGTATTACTTCATCTGCACTCAATACTCCCTCAGAAGTTATACTTAATCTATCTCCAACCTTTATAACCCCTGTGGTTTGGCGGTCAGCTATAAAACCACGGACATCTTCCTCCGACATATGTCTGCTTTGGTCAATTATAATTGACCTCAATGTCGCATCGCCAACTGTGTACCATATATCACCATCCTGAGCATCTAAATCTCCTGGATTTGGGAAGGATGTCGAAACAGTCCTAGTACCAACTCCGTTTGACCTGTTGTGGAATCGGTTTTCTAGGGAAAGAAATTTAGCGTTGAATTGAGAATTGGTGGATAGGATATCACTATCAACAGAAGCGATTTTAATATCCAAGGCTGAAATATCATCTTTGAGGTTGTTTTCTTTTGCAAATGTATTAACATAATCAGATTGATAAACCCCAGAAGAATTCATACCAATATTGGATTGCATGTCGTCAATTAAAGAATTAATGCCGGAAATATCCCCTGTGTTTGCTGTAATGCGATACCATTGAGAAGATATTTGTTTGTTTATGTCGGCAATCTCGGCAATATCGGCATCATGCTGACTATCAAAATGACTCTTTAGGAAAAGGATATCATCGGCAATTGTATTATTATCCACATCGTTGATAGCATTATAAGACACTCCCGCGTGTAATCCAACCACATTAGACATTATATTTATAAATCTATCATCTATAGATTTTATATATTTACGATTATCACCAATCGCACCTCTATTATCGTCAATCAGATCATTAAGTGCGTTGTCTGCCAATCCACGAACATTATCTTCATCTTGAATCATGTTTCGTAGTAATAATATATCATCAGATATACTATTATCATTGCCACTCAATGATGTATATACTCCTTCATCATCAAGTCCAATATGTAATAGATATTTAATTAACTTGTTATCATTACGCAATATATTTTTCGTGTTAACTAAAATATTTGCATCACGTAATTCAAACCCTTTCCTAAATTCTTCAGTATTATCTACAATATCATCATGATTATTTTCAATTAATGATTTTAAATATATAATATCATCAGATATACTATTATTATTGTTTGTTAATGATGTATATACACCATTATTAAGTCCAATAGATGTATGATGCGTATTTAAATTATTTAAATTAGTTTCAATTTTGATTTTATTAGATAAAATTTCTCTATCATGAGTTGCGAAATCCTTTCTATATTCTACTCTATTCTGTAAAATACTGTCATAATTGTCTATAGTCAATGATTTTAAATATGCAATATCATCAGTCATTGTTGTTCGTTTTAATACACCATTAACATTTTTATATTCCCTAAGAGCAATATATTTACTATCAGAAAGTCCAAGTTCATATCTAATTAAATTACTAATATCTGTACTATTCAAATTGATACTTAATTTATTAGCATGTATATTTGCTCGATTTATTTCAACTTGATTATCAATTAATGTTATATCATCCGATATAACATTTGAATCGGCGTAAACATTCAATGCAGATGGGATATATCTACCAGATGCATCTAAACCTACATGTTTCTTGATGGTTCGTAAAATCGTTGCGTTATTAGAAATTTTGTCAGAATTTAAATTAATATTAATATCTAATTCATTTACAATAGAAACAATATTATTGGTAGATGCGTCGTCGCCTTTACCAATAATAGTACGTAACCCATTCCAATCTCCAAAAGAATGTTCTAATATTATTAAATCCTCTAATATTAAATTAGTTTTATCCTTCCAATCATCAAAAGTATCTGTGCGTAATACTTTTGATATCTGGTTATAATTATCAGTTATTGCCATTTATTTTTTGCTCCAATAAAAATTCTAACATTGATTTAATTTCTTTCACATCTTGTTTTAAATTAGATATTTCTATCTCACGATCTGATTCAATATTTTTCTTCATAATATATTTAGAATATTCTTCTTTATTTGTATTAATAATCGCGTGTGAACTCATATTTCTAGATAACGAAGCATTCCCTTCAACCTTTTTATATTTTAATTCATCCATAATGTTTATGAAGTTGCTATAACTCTTAAATCACGCACCATAGGCACATAAGATGAATTGTCTGCACGTAATACTAATTTTATTCCAAAAGAAGTAAATTCTAATATATCAGATACATCATATTCAAATTCAAACCATTCATCCTCAGAAACTGATACCATTTTATCAAAATCTGCGAGTTGTGGTACGTTAACGTACCTTAAATGTCTGTAAGAAGATGAATCCGTCGATTTTGTTTTATAATAAACAGAAATCTCACTTCCAGGTGGTTTATAAACACTTATCATTATACGTAAAGAAGTTGCTGGGTCTTCTAACACCACCTCTTTAGTAATATATCGACAATCACATGATGCCCCGCCAGGTTCTAGTTCTGATACAAACGCACCATTAGCAACATATCTCCAAGAAGAATCTTCAACCGGTATCTCTTCTAAAGTATTCTCATCAATATTCCATTCTGGATAATTTATCCTATTAGAATGCATTATTGCACTAAACCTTTTAAGGTCTATTATTGGAGAAAGATGTTCATCGGTAGATGAAAGGTTTGCAGAAAATTGTAAAGATGGTTGATTTCCAAAAAAATACTCATTTTCATATGAAAATACAGATCTTGTGGATTCGTGTCCAAATCCACCACCATCCACCATAATTGAATTCCAATTAAAATCAATAATTCCTGGTAAATTGGTAGAATGTTGAGAAGTACCAGATGTTGTCTTAAGTAAGTATGAAATATCAGTCCCATTAAATAATAAATTAGTTACAGATGGGTATATAATATCATACATAGTATTAACATATACTCTAGGTAAATTATAACTACTAACTCCTTGCAAAGTGAATCTGCCTCCGTTAATAGGTTTTTTTGTAGTTCCTGCTATTAAGGTAGAACGAATAGAATCACTAATACTAACATCATCTGGATGATACCATTTATATCTATCCTTACTGACATCTATAGTAAACGAATCTATTGTAGTTGAAATTACTGAATGGACACCATTAAAGTATTCGCCTTTAATTGAGTTATTATCAGCATCTCCACCATATCTAGATGATTCTCTAACGCCAGTTATTGCGACTAAATTTCTAGTACTATATACTTCACTAACTAAATTATGATTCTTCACATAAAAAGTAACCAAACTAGAATGAGGTGTAATCGTTACAGAATTTTCCCGCAAGACAACAGTATTATTAAGATATCCATTAATATCAGTATGAGTATTTTTAAAAGATAAACGAGATGGTGCCGTTATATCAAATTTAGCACGATATACATTAAACTTTAAATCTTCCATCTGATCAGCAGTCCATGTTGATGCATTTTGCGATTTAAAAAATACACCAGCATATGGCTGTTTTGATATCTTTCCAGCACCGTCCAATGATTCTTCACCGAGTCTAGATATCCAACACGTATAATCTTGAGTATCGGCAAGAATTACAATACAATATTCTTTACCATTCTTTAAAAAGATAGGATAGTCAAATTTAAAATTTGTTGGAATTTCCCCCTTATCCGCATCCACATTAACATGATTAGACTCTACTTGAACTTGATTACCCAATATAATTTGTCCAGGAAATCCAGCAACAGTATCTCTAATCTGTAATTTCACAGGAATTTGTGGAGCGGAATCTGCTGGTTTAGATGCAAAGAATAGATCCACAGAAGTAATAAACATACCATTATCTGGTTTAACTTCTATTGTTTGAGCTAATGGGTCATACCAACCAGTATCCGAAGTATTGGTTCTTCCAGTAAACACGTCATTTGTTACTGTAGTATTTCTTGAAGTATTAGTCTGTACTATCTTAGCACTTCTAGTCTGAATCACAGTGTCCTGAACATTTACTAACATTCCGGTTGCAGAGTATGTTACTTCTGCTGATGTTCCAGAATCGGTTGAATTATTTTGTTGATCGGTTAATCTGAAATCTCTCTCCCCACAACGAAATCGAATAACCTCGGTGTTTGGTATTTCAAATAATCCATCTATATTTCCTTTATTATCAGTAATTAGTTTTGTTGTTTGTGATTTCACATAACTATATGTACCAATAACAGATGATGTGTTTTGTGATAAAGATACCATCAACAAATCTTCTCCATTTTCATATATGATATCTGGATTAATATTATCCAACACTATTATTTCAACCTCAGTCTCAGACTTATATAAAATATCAATAAGCCTCATTCGCTTACTAGATCTAGCACCCTGTAAAAATAATTGTACATCATTTTTTACGGCAGAACGAATGTCAATATCATCAACAAATGATGTCGTTGACGAATACCTAGTAGCTATATTGGTCATAATAATAGAATTGACAAGAGAACAATATTTAGTAACATTTCTCCCATCAAAAAACGCAAACACTCTAGTATTTGGTTTTAACGCAGTTCCACGAAATATTACAACTCTTGACCTAATATATGGAATAATCGTAGTATTAAGTTCTCTATCCCCCAATCTTTCAGTTTTAATATCTTCTTTTAGTGTGTTAATAACACCAACCTGTCTACTTGTTATTGATGTTGATTGAATCTCTGTAGAAGTAGTTATCCTTCTAATTCCTCTCCCTCTCATCAAGACAGAACTAGAAGACCATGATGAAGATTGTCCTGATATCCAAGAGTCTGTTATTTCCCCCCATTTAGTACCAAGTAAATCTAATTGTTCCGCATTTTCTTTAAAATTATCATATTCATCACGATTTATTGTAAGATCAGGTAGTCTTTCAACATCTCTCCAATTATCATTTGGTGGATTTAACAAAACATCCCCCCTGAATGTAAATACGGCATAAGGATTCACATTAACATGTTTAGAACATTTTGGTTGTGTAATTACCAATTCTTCTTCATATGGCATCATTACAAGTCCATCTTCAATCGTATAATGACTTGAATTGTCGTTGTCAAACAAAAGATTAACATTCTTTTCAGAAAATTTTGGTCGTAATATACCAGATTCATAATCTATAGCACACTGATAATCTGGGTCTGTTACATCACCAATATTATGTCCTAAAAATGGTTCTACTAAAAATCCATTTTTAAATTTATTATTACCATTAGAATCAGTTATTATCATATCAGTCGTCTCTTTTTCAAGCAAACTTAAACTAGTATAATATTCCAATTTTGATATACGTGTTTCCAATTTCCGCATATCATCCATTTTATACAATTGATTGTCAACGGCACTATATAACACATCTCTCGGCGTTGATGTATACTCGGTTGCTTCCACATTATATAATAACATACCGTCAATAAAAGAACTGGGTAAAATTGGATTTAATGATGCATTCCCATATTGAATATTAAACATACCATCGCCACTCAAAAATATTCTATCTTTTCTTTTTAAATATAAACGATAATCTGTAATAATACTAGTACCACTTAATGGATACCTAACAGAAAAAGTATTACTACGAAACACATCACCACGCCCAAGTATTGAATTATGTATATTAGTATATATGGAAGATGGTCTAAAATCCATATATCCAGACAACCGGATTGATTTATATTTTGGAATATCCTCATATAACGTATTACGATACGAATCTACTGTCGCATAATCACCAGAACCATGTTCATAATAATCATAAACAACTGCCATTCTTCCTATAACTGGATTTCTCCCACGCTTAAGATTTATTACAGAAATATCATATAATCCATTACGCTGCCCGTCATCTAATTCATAATTATCAGTGACATCATATATATTCTTAATTGGAACACCAACTGGTGTTCCATCGGCGTGTGAATCCCCACGTCCCCAATCATAAGGATCCGTTGGGTCTATGGCAAAATTTATATTATATCGTCGTGTCATTTCGTCAAAAAATGGATTATCCGTTTTATTTGTTGAATATAACGGTTCATCCCACGGTGCTATACCTTGTCGTTCATAAAAACTCCAAGCATCCGCAGCAAATTTCAAATGTACATTCGTCATTTCGTTAATAAATAATACATTTCCATCTAAATCTATACGAAAATAAAGATTTGTCTCTAAAATATCACCACCAGATGCATCTACAGATAAATCATATACCCTTATTTTAATTACATCAGAATGTTTTAGTTGAACAGAAGACATTGTAACAATTGCACCACTACTATCTGTCAACTTATTATCAATAAGATACTGGGAATTTGTAATATCTTCATATACATCTAAACCAAAAGTGGTGCCTATTACACCGGTTAGATCATTTGGTAACCAAGACCTATCATATGTTGTTGGACTATTTGTATCTATACCTGACTTGTCTACTAACGTGTATGGTAAATATACATTATCACGGATTTTTGATTTAATTTTTTCTATTGCTTCTGTTTTAATTAATGTTATTATTATATTATAATCAACATTAGTCTCAATAGTTACACTTGAACGTAATTTTAATTCTGTAAAATCCTGATTAACTATATATCCATCAGATTCTATTGGAAAACATTTACCGACTCCCGTCTCAGAACCAACTTTATATACAATAACCCCCGATGCATCAAACGACATAAATCTATCAAATGAAGTGATAGGTAAAACGAGTTTTAATTCATTAGACCCACCCTCATCTTGAACACGTGACTGTTGATTTATAAATGTTTGTTGATATGTATATGACGTATCAATGGTAATAGTACCAGATATATCATCAACATGTCTCACCGTTTGAATATATGGAGTCTCAAACTCTGCCATACTTCCACCACCATCATTATTAATAACAGTTGCAGAACTAATACGTCCACCATTTTGTGTTTCTATTAAATTTGGATTTCCGCCGGCATCAAAGGTGCCGCTTGCAGTATTACTCCATTCAACAGAACGGACATGACCACCAGATTTAAATACATCTGAACTAACTGTAGTCCCATCAAAATAAGTTGAAGAACCAATATGTTTAACTAATATTGTTTCACCGACTTGATTATATACCATACCCCTAGTTTTAGTATTATCTTGATGTGCTAAAAATATCAATGGTTTGACAATGCCACTTTTCACAATATTAGAACCAACCCCCGTTGATGATAATTTATATTGATGTAAAACATTACCACAAAACGACCACACCCCACCCGTAGTATTAGCAGTTCCTCGTAGTCCTACTGTTGTGTTACTACCGCCAATAGACCTGATATGAGATGCCGTATATTTTGTGGGGGTATTATACATATTGTTGAATTTTAAATCATAAATATATATTTTAAAAATACCAGATTCTTCTTCTTCTCCATTTGGTGTTGATATATTAGCATTAATGCTAGACAATCCAGTATTAATAATATTAGGTTGAGTTCCTTGAACAAATTCGACTGATTGTATTTTAGCAGTGCCAACAATATCAACCTTATACGGATTATCTGACAATGGGTCATATTCAGTGTCATTCCGTGAAGGATTTTCTACATCTTTCCAATTATATAAATTGCCATCAACAAATGATGTTTCATCATTCGTTAACATGTTAGATATGGTTATCAAACCACCACCAGCTGCCCCTAAATTGTCAGTATGTTTTCTAATAGAAAACATCGAAGTTCTTTCTGATATCATAGTACTGAACAAATTAACAGTAGAATTTATTTCAGGTAAACCATTAATATCAGATACATATAAATATTTACCAGCTTTATATGACAAATATGCACTATTTCTTTGTATAGTATCGGTAGATCGTTTATATGGTATAAATACTGTAGTACTACTACTTATTCTATTACCTTTAACATACGCTATACCATTCTCTATACCTATTGCCAAATGATTCCTAAAAACAGACATCATTTTATCATGACTTTTCCCTGGATAAAATATTTCAGAAGAAACTATTAAATTTTGTTCTGGATATTTTTCCACATCACGCACAGTTACATGATGATAATGCCCCACCTCATTTACGTCATCATATAAATCTGTATGTTTAAAATGCATAGAAATGAAATCATTCACCGACATAAACGTCCGAAATGCAATATCATTTATAGTCTTGATTCCATTATTATCAAATTCGTCAAAATAATTTCTAACATCAAGACTAAAAGACTTTATTGTGAAATTACCAGATTGTTCATATGTACGTAATGCCATAATTTCAGAAATTAAAGCATAATCCGTTCTACTAAGTATACGTTCAATTTGTCCATCATTTATAGAAATAAGTTGTATAAAATCATTACTTACTGGGCTATCATATTCTATTTTTTCCAACAACAAAGAAACTTTATATCTGTCGGCACCAGGTGCATTAAAATTTGGACTACCTTGTGCATTATCATATAAAGAAGAATCCTCATACACCGATACAATTTCTTCTATAACACGCAATCCAACCTTATATGTTGGTCTATTAGAATACCAATCCAATGATATTGTCTGAGCATGAACACCCACCATATTACCACCAACATAATATATACCAGCATCAATATGTGCTAAGGAAGACTTGCCCGTCGGAAATCCGACACTAATGTCTAAAACTTCACATTGAAAATTACTTTTAAGTACTGCTGTTTCAATACCACTAGGATCTAGTATATATTGTGGTGATGTGTCTAATATAGAACCGGGTTTATATTCATTAACAAACTCTACATCTAATGGTTGCCACGTATGATCTATTTGTGCTTGACATTGACCTTCAGTTGGATATAGTGGGATATCTCCTACTTCAGATAGTGACTCAGTATTAGTGTTAGTATTAAGACATTTTCCATTATTAATAAGAGTGCTGCCAGCTATATATTTTAAAAATAAGGTATCATAATATCTATTATCACCATCAATACCAGATTCTACATGAATGACTTTCGCCATAATACCATCATCACCCTCACCATATATAGTGGGAGTCTTTATTAAAATCCTACCTAAAAAATCATCAACACTATTATATGTGCTATTACCTCCCGCCGTTGATCGTATTTTTATATAATCAACATTAGTGTCAACAGAAGATTGCCCTGGAATTACAATAGAACCATCTTTAAACAAATGATCAGAAAGTGATGATATTTGATTTTGTAATATTGATTGTATTTCTATCAATTCCCTGCCCTGAATAGCATATCCAGGTTTAAACAGTACCTTTAAAAACCCATCAGTAGATGCATAATCATTATGATAAGGTATAGTATTTAAGTTTATACTCATATGTTAGTTCTCATTTTTATATAGTAAATTAATATAGTAAACATCTTGACACATTTAAAATTCAAAAACCACTTTAATATCTTCAATCTGATCTATAGCTCTAGAAACCGGTTGTCTATTCTCAATATATAACACACGTCCAAGTCCTGGTAAAATACATAATGTACGCAAATCAACATTACCAGTACCAGTACTCACGGTTGTTCCAGGATTAGTGGAATATTCTGGATGATTTGGACCCCTATATTTATCTTTAACAGCAATTAATTGGGTATCTGCATCAACCGGGTCACTTATAATACTGACTTGTCTAAACACAGACTCATCTCCATCTACAGGAAACATGGATATGTTCATACTATTTTGCTCATCATATTCCAATTTCATAGATATCATTGCATAATACCCACCCAATTCTTCTACTGGGTTAAACCCATGTCCGTGTTCTGGTGAAATAATTGACCTTGCTTGACAAATAACAGAAGGTTCTGCAACTTCACCACCCGCATTATTTATATCCAAAGATAATCCCAATGGATTTAATGCGACTCTAGTAGAACCAATAATAGTGTATCCTCTTCCCTTGTTAACTATTTTAATAGAATGCACTTCTCCATTAACTACATCGGCAAAGGCACTGAAGTTTTGCCCATTACCATCATCAAGATATACTATTGGAGCAATAACATAAGAAGTGGCACCTGCTAACTCGCTAGTACTGAATGACCCTGATAATGTAAATTTAAAACTAGCACTTGTTAAACTACCAGAAGTAAGTGTTCTCCATGCACCACCAGAATCGCCAGTTGTAGTAGTTATTACAAAAATACCATACCCGTTATAATTTAACCCAGTAGTCGTCAAACCACTCAGACCGCTGCTCCACTCATAATTAACAGTATCAGACAATAGTTCATTGGTGCCTTTAGCAATAGTTATTTTTTTATTATAACCACCACCACCACCATGTGTAGTCACCAACGCATCTGGGTCACTAAGATCATCTGGTAAGATTCTGACATGTTCTATTCTTCCCGACTTATTAACATCCATAGCATTTTCTTTAACTGTCCATTGAAGAATATCTGGATTAGATACCGCAACACTTGCGGTGTCAGTTGTAGGTTCTACCGTGAGAAATTTAACTGGTATATAATCTTTAGTTAAATACTGTAACGCATCAAACAAATAAATAGAATACATATATTTCCACGTATACCCATCATTCGTATCAAATGGTTTATCCAAATCTTTGATTGTCGGTTTTACTGTTGATGGAACTTTAGACACACCAACCGAACCAACTGTCCATTTAGAATTATTAATACATTTATATACACGATATTCATTATCATGAGACACTAAAACATATCCATTAGGTATAATAGATTCACTTCTATAATCATCATACATTTCATATATTGTGCCAGACTTCCAATCAACTCTGGGAGCACATAATGTTACTGTATTTGGTTCAATCTTTTTAATCGATGTTAAATTATTAATAACATCAAATGCACCAGATACTGAATCAGATGGTGTTGGTGGATTTGAATCATCAAACCATGGTATAGAATTGCCTATCCCTAGATACACATTATTATAATGAGACGCCGTATAATATAACCACGTTATGTCACCATCATCTAATGCACCAACAAGGTGCGTTGGTCCTGAAACTCCGTTGCTTGTGCCTGACTCACCAATATTAATATATATATTCTTATGATAAATAATACTATCGTTCTTATTATATTGTTGACTTGGTGCCCATGGTGATGCACTTAATTTCACGGATTCAATGAATTGTTGGGCATTGAAAATCCTTAATTTATTTGTTATAATTGCAGACATATTTTATTCCTTTCTGTTAATTTTGTTAATTAATCTATCAACTCTTTTCTATTATTTATATCACTATTATATACTCGTTCCATTTTCA